TGTGCTTGCTGCGCTTGGTGCGGATCAGCTTGCCGCCCCACGCGTAGAAGTCGCTGGTGTCCTCATCGCGGGACTCGCTTGCCCCATCCTCGCTGAGCAGGCCGACGGCCTTCCAAGCGGGAACGGTGGACATCAGCGCGTCCAGGTCGACGGGCAGCGCGGTGCCGGACGGAGCAGAGTAGAGGTCCGCCCCTTCCCACAGGCGCGGGTTGTCAGTGCTTCCAGCCATGCTTACTCCAGTTCCGTTCCCCGAGTGGAGAACTCAACAGCGAACGCGTATTTGGGTTGTCCCGACGCGGCGTCAGGCAGCCACATGGGCCCGCTGACTTCCTGTACGTCGTAGACGGTTGTGGTTCCGCGCTTGCCGGACATGGCCAGCACGTAGGCGCGTGCGCGGGACATCAGCGCTTCCGCGCCCTCTTCAGTCAGCGACCAGCATTCGACGTTGATTCGCGGACGGTCGGTCACCAGGGTCCGTCGCAAGCCACCCAGGCGCTCTACCCGAATGAACTCGTCCGGGCGCGGGGATGGGGTCCGGCTGTAGGCCAGAACCTCCGGCATGGCGCTGCGCAGATACTCGATGGTGACCAGGACAGCATCAGGGAACTGCACGATGGGCTTCACTAGTCACCATCCAGCGACAGCAGCAGGGCCCGGCGCGTGTTCTCCGCTGTGGCAGTGGGCTCATAGCCGGCGATAACCGCACCACGGGCCCGCTCGCCCTCCATGGCAAAGTCCCGGCGAGACTGCACGCCCAGCGCGGTGACATTCGCGTCAATGCGCTTTGTGTGCTCTTCGATAACTGCCGCCGTGGCGGGAAGTTTCAGCAGGCTGTGAACGACGTCCCAGTTGATTCGTACACGGTTCGTCATCCCGTCACCCGCTTTAGCAGTGCCTCAACGTGGTGCACCCGGTAGCCGAGTAGGAACTTGGCGACTTCCCCGTCAACCTCCGTGGTGATCCCGTCGGTGATGACGCGATCGGACGGCAGCAGATCAAGGTTCGTGCCCTTGCGCGTGATCAGGCGCCATCCCGTGGTAACCGTCTGGCGATCCGCGTCAACCTCATCGCTGCCGGCCGGCTGTACCGATACGCCATTGATCACCGTGGCCTCAGCGCTGGCCCAGTCCCGAACGGTGCTGGGGTTGCCGTACTTGTCGATGACTAGCGGAGCACGGAGCACGGTCACGGACTGAGAGAACATTCCGCTCATACCAGCCCCACCATCGCAGCGCGCCGGCGATACCTGGACAGGAGATCCTTGTCAGCCTGTGACAGCGATGCGCCGATCGTTTCCGCGGCGTAGGTGACGCTGATGCTGCCGACGGTCTCCTGCCGAAGGTCGCTGGGGTTGTTCAGAACGCGCGAGGCGCCCGTCAGAACGACCGCCAGCACATCACCGGGCACTTCCACGTAGCCATACGTGAACGTCACGGAGACGGGCCCACAGGAGCCTACGTAGATGCGGTCCGTGCTCATCTTCCGGTACGGTACGTCGACACCATCGCGCTGGACGGAATCGACGGACACAACCGGCCGCTGGGGCAAAGTCACGAATGACCCCGCCGGATACAGCGTCACGGTGCTCGTCTTGCGTGTGAAACTTTGTCTGGCTTCGGCCCGCACGATGGCGGACACGATGGCCAGGGTGTCAGGTGCTGACGCCGGAAGGGCGCCCACATCAATCTGCATCCACCCTGCAAGCTGGTCCAAAGTGGCCAGCGCCGGCAATGCTGTCATGGTGCGCCCCTCCCTTACTTAGTGGTCTGTGCGCCACATTCCATGCACCGATCCACGTGGACTGGCTGGTCCTCGGGTCCGAAAGCGTCGTAGCTCTCAGTCCGGGGGCCAGCACAGTCGTCCGTGTGCGGTACAGCGGGAGTGGCCTTAGTGGGTGCCTTGCGGGCAGCCATAGGGCGAACTCCTATCAGGCAGCGAGAACGCCGGTCAGACGCGCGGCAGCCTTACCACCGAACGTGGCCAGGCCGGTGTAGAACTCCAGACGGGTCCGGTACACCGGAAGGGTGTCCAGCTCGCCCAGGTCACGCACCTGCACACCGCCGTTGGTCAGACCGGTAACAGCCTGGTCGCCCTCAGCGGAACCGAACTTGACCGCGTAGATGCTGGAAACGGTACCCGCGGCAGTGCCCTGGGTCTCCGTCTGCGGCAGGATGTCAACGCCAGCCGTGGTCTGTCCCATGTCCAGGAGCGGGATGCCGTTGTACGTGGCGACCATCTTCTGAGTCAGGGCCTCACGGATCATCTCAACGCCACCAAGCCGGCGAGCGCTGGACTTGATCTTGGCAATGACCTTGGAGTTCGCGTAAAGCGCACCGTTGCCGCCGTTGATGCCGGGAACCTGAGCGATCAGCGCGTCAAGCGCGTCGAAAAAGTCGTGACCGCCGGCAACCGGGCCCATGCCGTTGGCCGCAGCAGCGAACACCTGGGCGCCCGTAAGGCGCTTCTTGAGACCATCGAAGCCGTTGGTGTCGACGCTGACGTCGCCGTTGATGAACTTGTCCTGGAAGAAGTAGGACGCGGCCTTGACCTTCATGCGGGTCTGGATCGCACGCTGGTCGTTGAGGTTGCCGCGGGTCTGGACGATGAACCGGTCCACGTCGGCGTCCCCACCGAGAATGACCAGCTTCTCCGACTTCTGGACCACGGTGCCGGTCGAACCGGTGTAACCGGCGTTGACAGCACGGAAGGCCACGCCCGGCAGGGTCGCCTCTTCGTTGTACGCGTATGCGTTGCCCTGGATCGTCAGGAACGGAATCCGGTCCAGGAGCGGGGACTCCTGCACGAACGTCTCAAGAACGCCGCGCTGAAGGTCATCCTTGCTGAGCTTTGCAGCCTCAGCCAGAGTCAGTTCACCAGCCATGGTGTGTGCCTTCCAGTCTGTTGCACCTACTAGGTCCTAGTAGGTGGGGTTACTTGCCGGCGCTATAGGCGCGCGCCATGCGCTCTTGCGGGGTGGCAGGCTCAGGAGCTGTGTCCTTGCGCTGTCCGCCACCGACATCACCCCACGGCTTTGCGGAGTTGTCCGCGGCCAGGTAGGGCTTGTCCTTGAGAAGCTGGTCAATGGCAGCGCTAATTGCCGCGTCGTCACCAGCCTTGACGTCCTTGGTGTAGCTGGGATAGTTCAGCGCGTCAGCAGGGTCCGCCAGTCGGCCCTTCGCCTCTGCCTTGATCTCAGCGGTGAGAAGCTGGGCCGCAAACTCGCCCTGGATCTCAGCCTTGATCGCGTCCAGGTCAACACCCTTGGTCGCAGCGTTGGACCGACGCAGACGCGCGATTTCCGCCTCGTGCTCGGCAGCCTTCTTCTCGGCAGCCTTGCGGGCGGCGCGCTCTTCGCTGAGCGCCTTCTTGCCGGCGTCACCAAGATCCGGATCCGGGGTCTCGGGGACTTCAGGAGTTTCGGGCGTGGGAGTCTCCGGAGTTTCCGGGGTCTCAGGCGCGGGAACTTCTGCTGGAGTGCTCATTAGGAATCGCTCCTAGTTCGTGATGTATCCATGCTTGCGAAGCAAGGCAACTTGCAAGTCACGATCGCCGTGGGCTTGCTTCAGAATCTGCTCCGGCATGAGCCGGGCCTCAGCCACGCGCGCATACCGGGAACCTGTGGGCTTGACCAGCTCGCCGCCGATGGCCTTGCCACCGATGCCGCGCCGGGTAGTTCCCTCAGTTGTGACTTTCTTGCCTGTGGACGTCGTCGCCATTCCGCGTCGCGCGTTGACGATCTGCCCCAGGTCCGCACCCTGGTCCAGCGCATCCGCGCCAGCCTCGCCGAACGTCTTCCGCTTCTCTTCAGCGGACATGGACGCGACCAGGTCTTTGGGTGTGGGCTGCTCCCTGTGGCGTTCCGCAGTCATGGGTTCCATGCCACAGTCGCACTTTGGGTGCCGTTTGAATCCCTCGCTGTAGGTGTAGTTCCGACCAGCGAGGATGATGCAGCGCGAACAAGCGGGGAGCTTGACCACGCGCACGTACGCAACACATTTGGCTTCGGCGGTCATCGCGACCTGTGTAGCCGTTCGCGCCGTGTCAGCAACGGTGGATGCAACCAGCATTGCCATTTGATTCAGGCCACGGGCCATGGCCACATCGACGGGCAGCCCAGCAGCCATACCCTGCGCAGCCGTAATGGCCGGCAGGTACAGCATCGTGGACAGTGCCCGCCCGTCAGCAGCTAGGCCGGCGAGTCTGCCGGGAACAACGTCCCCCAGCGTCTCCAGGGCTGCACCTTGCGCAAGCATCGCGCTTGTCACAAAGGCTTGTGCACCCTGGGCTGCTGACAGTTGGCCAGCGATGACCGCGTTGAGGATCTGCCGGCCGGTCTCACCCTGCATTGCAGCGAGGATCCGATCAGGAGTGGCATCGCGCCACAACGACTGGACCGCCCCTACAACGCTCTGGGTGATCGACTGAACTTGGAGGTAGCGCGCTTGCGCAAGGTCTCCCGAGAGGGCCATTTACGCCCCTTCCTGGGGAACCTCCGGCGCTGCCTCCGCCTTAGGCCCGAACATGCCGGCCAGATCGCCACCGACAATGGCGGCAGCCTGGTCGTTGCGCATGGTCTTCCAGCGCTTGATCTGATCCGGATCCACGCCGGGAATTCGCTCCCACAGCGCCTCATCAGGAACGTTGATCGCCTTAAGCTTGGTCAGCGCATCGGCGTACTGGGCATCGGAGCGGAACTGGGCGTCACGCCACACAACCGAACCAAGGGCCAGATCAGCAGCCCGCCCGGTGTCGCCGTCGGCTAGAGCCGCGAGGCGCATAACCTCGCGAAGAGCCGCGCCAAAGTAGCGCTGCCGCTCCTGAACCTTGGCAACCAGGCCGGATTCGGCGGCCACCAGGGCATCAGCGGAAACGTTGACCATCTGGCCCAGCAGGTAGTGCGGAGGCGTACGGGTCTGGGCGGCAATGTGCTGCACCGCCACCTCAATGACCTTGGTGTAGTTGGTCAGGTCCGCGGCGCTGAACTCAGCAATGGACGCACCCTCGCGCTCAAGCCAGAGGAGACGGTCGGAGCGGAACTGATCAAGCGGCAAGTCCTCTTCACCGATGACCTCGCCCTCATCGTCCAGGATCTCCCGGACGGGCCGGTCCATTCCCAGCACAGCGCGCGCGGGGAGTGCCAGCGTGTCCGATGCTGTCATCAGGTGGGCCCACAGCGTGTTCATGGCGTCTTGAAGCGGCGCCACGTTCTCAATCTCGCTGCGCGGACTGCCATGGAGGCGAGACCGGTTAGGGAGTTCGACCAGCGGGACAGTGCCCAGCGGGTTGGGAAGGTGGGCAGGCTCGCCCTGGGCAAGGTCCGTCTTGCGGTCAGCCCAGTCTCCGCTGTTCTTGGCCAGGCGTTCGAACCGGTACACGACCGTGGGAGTGAAGAGCGTTGCGTACTCGTTAACGTGGTCGGACCAGACCTTAAGCCCCGCGGAACGTAGCCGGCGCCGTCCGGGCACGTATTCAACGATCGCCTGGGCGGCAGACTCGAACGTGATTTCCGTGGTCTTGCCGTCCGGCTTCCAGACCAGGGCGAACGCGCGGCCCGTGATCAGCGCCTCCAGGAAGGCTAGGCCAACCTCTACGTCACATTCGGACTGGCGCCACGTCTTGGCAGCGGCCTCATCGATCGACCCGTCCGCCAGACGAAAGCCCAGCGGCATAAGGCGCTCAACGGTGCTATCCGGGACGAGCTGGCACCAGTTGTCAGAGAAGTTCTCGAACAGCCCGCCGTGAGTCTTGGAAAACTCCGGCGACGCGAACAGCAGCGGCCGGTTGCCGTTGTAGTAGTCGGACCACTTGGCGGTTCGGGCCTTGCGCCGTTCCAGCTTGGCATGCAGGCGAACAACAGTCTCCTTGGGAGACTCCATAGGTACCCCCTCGGGACTGGGCACCTACCAGTACTAGTAGGTGCTAGGCGGACGCAGCGCGCTTGCGGCGAATGGGCCGGCGGACGTACCCATCCAGGGCCATGACAGCGGCGGCGATGCCGTCGATACGGGCTGATGACTTGTGGCGGTCCGGCTTGACTGGGCGGATGTTGTCGTTGCCGTCCGCGTAGACTTCAACGGACATCGCCATCCAGGTCAGAATCGGGTTGTCGCCGTGAGTGATGCGCTTCTCACGTAGCAGGCGCTCAAGTTCCTTACAGCCGGGCGACATACCCAGGTACGTCTGTGCGACAGGCACGACTTGCACGCCGCGGGTCTTCTGGTCGATGTGCTGGACCATCTGGCCGGCAAACATGCGGTCATAGCTCACGCGCTGGACGTCCAGGCGCCTGCAATCGTCCAGAACCTGCTTCTGAATCGTCTCGTAGTCGACTGCATCGCCCTCAGTCAGCGTGAGGAACCCATCGCGGGCCCACTGCCTAAGCGGAACGCGCAGTTGCTTTTCCAGCTCGTCAACGCGCTCATCGGGCAGCCAGAAACGGGAGATAAGCTCAAGCTCCACACCTGGCCGGCGAGACTCAGTGGCGATGACCCACGCGGAAAGGTCGGACACCGCGGAAAGGTCGATTCCGCCCCATGCTTTGCGACCACGTAGGCGCTTGTCATCAACCGACCCACTGCCGGACTCCCACATGTCCTTGGTGATCCAGCGGGACGACGAACGCATGCGGCGATTCAGGCTGAGGCGCATAAACGTCGGGAAGTAGCTAGGCGACGCCTTGGCCTTCTCAGCTTCTCGCCTGATGTACGACAGCGAGGGGGACACGCCCAGGCCCGGATTCGCTCGCTGCCACGTTTCGGGGTCGAACGGGTCGGCGCCCTCGGGTGCAGCCCATACCGCTCCGTACTGGGCAGGGTCGTTCACCGTGCCGTCGGCGCAGCGCTCTACGAACGTTCGCTTTTCGTCGTAGATAGTGCCCTCGCCGCCCTCATCGGCGGTCGTGATGAAGACAATCAGGGGCTGATCGCGGGCACCCGTACCGGTCTCGATCGCGTCCACGAGGTCACGTGACTTGAACGTGTGAACCTCATCGATAACGCCACCAGACACGTTCAGTCCGTGTGCCGTTTCGGCAATCTTGGAGAGGGGGCGGAAAACCCCACCAGTACGGGGCACCCGGATCACATTGCGCAAAACTTCTACGCGCCCGCGGACAGCCTTGGACGTCATGGCCATGCGCTTGGCGTCTTCCGCCACTCGCCCGGCTTGCTCAAGGGATCCTGCTGCCGCGTAGACTTCTGCGCCGATTTCGCGGTCTGCCAGCAACAGCGTCAGCGCGATGCCGGACGATAGCGTCGACTTGCCGGCCTTACGCGGGACCTCAATCCATGCGGATCGGATCACGCGGATAGTCCGGTCAATCTCCTCATCGTGGTAGACCCAGCCGAAGAGCGGGTAGACAATCCAGACCTTTTGCCAGTTCTGGAGCTTCAGCGGAGTGTTGCCCCATCGGCCCTTGGTGTGCTTGAAGGACTCGATGGCGGACAGTGCCCGGCCGGCATGCTCAACGCAAAAATAGGCCCCTGGCTGATTTGGCGCTTGGCAGGCGCTGATCAGGGGGCGACGGTTGTACGCATCTTCGATGTCATCGGGCGACATGCCCAGTTCTAGAAGCGACTCGTACGGGGCGGGTAGTTCGTCTGCCCATGCGGGAATGGCCACGTCGTGACCTCCCGGCCTGGTCTAGTCGAATACCCCGTCGTCGTCATCGGCTCCAGTCGGGGGAGAGATCCGGGCAGCGCTGGAGGGGCTCAGGCCAAGCTCACCGGTCAGCGAGCGGAAGTGGGCCCGGTACGCGTTCAGGATCGTGGTCCAGGGATGCTTGACCAGGCCACGTTCAGTCTCAACGACCATGCCGTCCCGAGACAGCGCACGCTCACCCTGGTGGATCCGGGCAGCGGCAATGCAGTACTCAACGGCAGTCTCACGCTGAGCATTGGTCAGGCCGGCGGACACGATCAGCGCGGGAACGGTGCGGGCCCAGACCTCAGCGGCCTTGGCCTGGACGTCGTCCTCACCGGGCAGCAGATCGGCCCAGTCAGGCTCAACCGGATCTACCGGCGCGAAGCGTGCGCCCTCGGTCTGCTTGTCCGGGCGGAAGGTGCCCTCTCGGACAGCAGCAAGGTGGGGCTTGGGCTTGCGTCCAGGTGCTGCCATGGGGCCACCTCCTAGTCAGTCACTGGTCTGCCGCGCGATAGCAGCGTTAGCCCAGAACATGACCTCTTCAAGCTTGGTCACGACGATGGACTTCTCTCGCCCCTCTGGAAGCTTCTCGTTCATCCAGTCAGCAAGAGCGCGGGTAACCTGTCGGGCGCTTGTGTGGGCGTCGCGCTTCTCTTCGCTGGTCGCAGCGTGGAAGGCAAACCGGTTCTCGATGTCGGCAGGGTTCATGATCACTCCGCAAGAAAGGTCCAATTGGACAAATTTTTTCCCGCCC